AATATATAAGTAAATATCTATATATGTCAAATGATAACGAGATAGATGATATTATCGATCAATTAAGAAATGATGCAATTTCATCAGATTCTCAAATAAGCGTAAAACCATCAAATATACCAGTAGAAACAGTAACAGATGAAAATGTAGGAGATTATGTTTATAAAAAATCAGCAGAATTAGTAGAATCTACATTAGGAGCCGTTCAAAATTTAAAAGATAGTGTATTAACTGGTAGTGACCCTAGAGAGATCGCAGCCTTATCACAGCTTATTAACTCAGCTACAAAGGCATTGGATCAACTTAATAAGATTAACATACAAAACAAACAAAGTAAAACAAATATTAAAATAAAAGAAATGGAAATTGCTGCAAATGTTGATAGACCTTTATTACCTAGTGCAACTACTAATGTTTTAATTGCCACAAGAGACGAAATAATGTCTCAGATTTTTAATCCCAAATTGCCCAAGAAAGAAAAAATAGAAATTCTTGATGCAGATTATACTAAAAACGATTAGTTTTCTGTAAGTTATTGATTTTTAATAACTTAGAACTTTGGGCATTGCCAAAGTCATAACATGTTGATTTTAAATATTTTATAAAAAGGCAAAAAAAGTGTCCCTACCCATAGCAATCTGGATAGGGACTTTATCTTTTTCTAGGTTGGTTAAAACTTAGAGGTAATTGGCGACTGCACCATTACCTTGGAAGTTTACGCCGAGACCCTTAACTATGATAATGTGGTAGTATAAGTTTGCACCAAAGATATGGTCAACAACACCGTAGCGGGTCATAAGACCTACTCTAGGAGCAAAGTCATTAGGACCAACTGTGCGTTGGATCATAACTGGGATGTATGGACAATATACGATACCTGTATCATAGTATTCAGTTCCCTTGTAACCTAAGAGTGCGTACTCAAGAGGGTTAACTCTTGCACCTGCAAGATATTGTGAATCGGTACGAGTGTCACGATAAACTGTGAAACGACCACCAAGTGTTCCAACTTTGGCAATGCCAGTTGGCTGGGTGTTGATGTTTCCGTTTACGGGCATCCACTGGTATTCAGGGAGCATCTCAAGGATAGCGCAAACACGAGGAGTAGCGATAATAAAATTAGCACTACCTCTGCGGTTACGAATTGCGATGCGGTTAGCTTCAACAATTACCTTTGAGTAGAAATCCCTGTTACGCTCACCTAACCAACGTGCGTCGGCTGATGCTGCGTACCAGTATGTGTATCCGGGGCCTTTTCCTGCTGTAAGACATACTTGGATCATACGAATAACCATTTCACGGTCGATTTCGGACTGAATTTCATACGACATTGCGTTTGTTAATTCAGAATCGATATCTAAACCGTTCATGTTCTTGAGATCTTGCTCAAGTTCAACTGACCAACGAGCGGCGAGACGGCGTGTGCCTGCCTCAACTGCTGTCTTGCTGAACTCAACAACAACCTGTGGGATGTTACCTGTCAATTCAAACTGACTGAGAAGTGCTGCAACACCTTGGTCTTGACCAAGAATGTCAAAGTCTTCACCACCACTCAATTGAGCGGATGATGTGCCAGTGAATCGTGTATCCAAATACTGATAGCCAAGTTCCTTTTGATCTGATGTCTGACGATTGTAGACTGTGCCATTTCCACCTGTGTAGGTAGATTGACCACTGCCTGAACCACCGTTGATATCAAGACCGTTTGAACCTAAACTATTTGCCTCATAGCGATAACGAAGTGCAAATGCAAGTCCTACTGGACCGCTCATTGGCTGAACACCAACGATCTCATTTGTGATCAACTCAGGGAAAGTACGGCGTACCATTGGGATGAGGATTTTTGGAAGACGAGCGTCTCCTTGGGCGTATGTATCGCCACTAAATCCGTTTCCAACAGATACTGGACCTGTACCACCAAAAACACCTGCTGTACCTGAGACGTTACCGCCTTCTTCAATACACCATTTTTCTTGGTTTTCCATGAGAATCGCAGTTGATAGTCTCTGGTGCTCGTTTTCGATTGCTGCAACCTTATCGGATGAGTAATCAAGAACTGGAGCCCATTTTTCTACTAACTGCTGTGCACGAGAACGATTGATGTAGCCAGCTGCTGGGTTTACATTTTTCATTTGTTTGTCCTCCTATGGATAGAATACAGAATTAATAAGAACAGTAAGCAAAGCTTACTTTCTCTTTAATTCATTCAGATATTCGCTTACGATGCCATTTGGCTCGTCAGATGCGCTTGTGGATTCAACAACAACTTCTCTTGCAGGAACCTTTGCACCAAAGCTTTGGGCTTTGGATGTAGCTTCACTAGCAAGTTCGGTTGCAGTTTCTTCCTCACTGCGCTCGAACATCTCAACAACATAGTTAAAATTCTCTTGAATGTAAGAACTGTCTTTGTCGTTCAATAATTTAAAGATAAAATCTTTTTTAACAGAAGGCATACCAACTGTCTTCTCTTCTAAAATTGATTTAGATTCAATGGACTTAATTTTACCTAAAAGAGTTTCATTCTCTTTATAAGATTCATTAAGTTTTTCATTGAGTTCATCAATTTTTTCTTTGCCTTCTGAAATTGTACCCTTGATTGAATCATTAACATGATCAGCATCAATGCCAATCATACCACGAATTTTATCAAGTTGTTTACGAGCATATGTATTAGCAACTGCCTCGTTTAATTGGTCTTGTGGGATAAGCTTCTCAAGTGTGATATCAAGGAAGTTACTAACTTGATCAATCATCTTGTTTGAGAAATCGTCTGCTTTCTCGTTAAGAGCATTACGGAAATAATTTGTAAGTTTTTCTAACTTACCTGTGTGATCAACATTGATTGCCTCTACAACCTTTTCTAACTTGCCTGTGTGATCTGTGTCAATTGCTTCTAAAAGCTTCTTGAGTTTTTCTGCATGATCTTCATCAATTTTTGATGTTGCATTTTCAACTTCAAGTTTGATTCTTGAATCGACTTTTTCGTTAACTGCAACTTCAAATGCTTCTGCAATAGCTGATGCTGTTTCTTCTGAAAGAATGTCTTTGTCGATTTTTTCTAAGAGTGCTTTTATGTTCATAAAATGTTGTATAATAACTTATCCTAATTATTTCCCTTTTTTAGAAGTTTTTTTAGAACCTTTCTTTTTAGCGATCATTTCCATGAAACGCTTTTTGTTCTCTTCTTTGGAAAGTTTACCTTTTTTCTCAGTACCCTTTTCACCCTTCTTAGCAAAAGGGTTTTTCTTTTCACCTTTTTTAGCAAAAGGGTTTTTTGAATCTGCTTCATCTTCAACTTTCTTTGCAGCCTTTGCTACACGAGTTTTGACTTTTTCTTCTACGACTTTCTTTAAGTCTTCATTTGCTTGTGCAAAATTATTTTCAACAAGACTTGTTATAAATTTTGAAATGAGTTTACGAATTTCCATATTATTACTTATCCTTAATTATGCTGTTTTCAACAAATTGATGAAACCGATAATACATTCTTTAAGATATTGATCTTTGTTATTTCTTGGAAGAGATGAAATTTGTCTTTCAAGTTTTTCATAAAATGGTTCAAATTTTCCATCATCAGCAAGAACCCATTGTTTGGATTCAAGGATGCCATTTACAAATGCAGTTGGTACTGAAGGATCAGCAACAACGTCAATTGCAACCAATCTAAAGTCTGTAACTTTATTTATACCCTTTTCTGATTCTACTCTACCTAATGCACGAGAAGAAACTCCGAGCTTAACACCATCAAGCATCAATGATCTAACAACTTGACCCATAGGTGTTGAAAGAACTTTTGATTTACCTAAGAAAATATCACCATCTTGTTTTAATTCAGTAACCATGTGACATGCTCTTTCTAAATTAACATCAGGTGATGTTGGGTGATTGAGTTCACCAGTTGATCTTTTGTTAACAATCATTTCTGATGAATAACGATTGACTTCTTCAATCATTTGATCCAATGGATAGACTCTGTTATTTCTATTTGGTTTATTAGCCATTAAAAATGGACCGTAAAAACTCATGTTCGATGGGGCGTTTCTATTTTTCTCTTCAACCAAATAGCTCAATTCATAACTTGGTGTTTCTACTAATAGATTATAGGCATTACTCATATGTTAATATTACTTATACTATACTTATTCAATTTAAATGGTTTTCATTTAAAATAATAAA